TGGAAATCTTGTATCCTCTACACGATTTAATGTAACTTGTGCAACTGCTAACCAACCTGCCTGACCTTGACCTCTTGCCTCAAAATAAATGTTTTCTGCTAAACATTTTTTTTCATCTCCATATACCTCACTTCCTATCACTAACAATAAAACTATTAATAATATTTTTTTCATTATGTAACCTCTTTAATCTCATATACATTGTGTCTAGGTATGATTGTAGAATTACCACATTCATCAATACTACCATCTTCATTAAAATTAAAATCACTCACCAATCTAACAAAATCTTCTTCATCACTTACAAGAAAACCTGTGCTTAAACATCTAGGACATTTACTCTCTTTAACTTCCTCTATACTTCTCCAAGCACTATCAGATACAATATCAATCCAAAAAACATGGACAAACTTGTATGGTATTTTTTTGATTTGTCTACTCATAATTAATGGAGCGTATGGATTGTACTGCCCAATCTTCTCTTAGTTGGAAACCAAGTGTAATACTTTTATACCACATACGCAGAACCTCTCATTTAAGGTGCTACCACTAACTCTTTGATGAGGTCTGAGAGAGAGAGTGAGTTAGCGATAGCGTTATTCTTTCATTAGACCTCATAATCTATTATAATAACAGCTCTATGCAACTATTGTCAAGTTTTTTATACTCCAGAAGCACTCCCAGGCGCTTGAGGGTATACAGGTGCTGGTTCTTTCATAAAATCATCACCCCAACCAAATGCTTCTTTTACAACATCTTTAGATAAACCTTTGTAAACTTGATGTAGTCTTTTATCTTTAGCGGCGATTAATACTTTCGCCTCTGCATCACATAGTCCTTCACACATTTGTATAAACATTTTTTCTTTCTGTGCTTGTGATGTTTCATTGTCGGCACCTTTGATGAAATGCCAGAGTTTTCTCGTTTCTGATGCAAGAACAGTATGTTCTGTTCCCTCTGGTGCTTCATTCGGTGTATAAGGTACTTCACCTTCTGGAATTACCCATTCTTTTGTAGGGTCAAAAGATGCTTTTAATAACATTCTTAATGATTCAGAATCATTCGTTATGAGTATTGCTACTTTCTCTACTTTTGTTTTCGCTTTGTGTACTTTATTAAGTATGTCTGAAAACAGTAGTGTGTGTGAATATGCCATTTTAAAAATCTCCAATTTGTTCAGTTAGACTTTTCAGTCTTTTATCTATAAAATAATTTAACAACTTACTTCTATCACCACAAGTGGCGACATTGAAATCATCTAGAATTTTTTCTTCCAACTCCTCTGGAACATTGTCCAGATTTATGAGTTTATCATTTCTTTGATAATTTCGTTTCACTTCATCATCTAATTCGTCAATTTCTTGAGCTAATATACTTTCAATTCTTTTAGATGTTAAAGGTCTTTGCCTTAGTTCATCTGTAAATGTATGGTCAGGCGATAATACATTTGGTATACCATCTGACCTATCACCTTTAAGTACATGTTCTTTTATATATACAACAGGGTCAACCCCATTTACATGTTTTTTTGTAATCGGACTATACTGTCGTACATTATTGTATTTATGCAACTGAATAAAGTCTTTATCACCAGATACAATCATAATCTTTTCGTCTTGATACTTCTTACATAGTGTGGCGATAATATCATCTGCCTCAGCACTATAAGTTTCTACAACTTTGTATGGTAAAAACTCTTTGATTTCTGATTTAATATCACCTAATAATCCAAAAATCTTATCCCAATCGTTGTTATCTGTTTCTCTACCTTTCCTACGACCTGCTTTATACTGTGGAAATACATCTCTACGCCAACAGTTCATAGAATCGTATGTTATAACTATTTCACCATATTTTTCATAGAACATGGTACGATATAATCTTACAGAATTTAATATCATATGCCTGACCATTTCTTCATCTAACTGATTGTCATTCATATTCAAATGCATCATTACAGATGCAATTGTAATCTGGTTCATGTCAACTAATATCATATTAAACCCTTATTAGAAAGGGTGGCACTTATTGGTAGGCCACCCCAAACTAATTCTTAATAAATTAAGAAGCGTAACCTACGCCATTTCCATAAAGTGCTTTAATACCAGCGGCAACAATTGCTTTGTCTGCACCACCATTCATTAAAACTTCACCAACACCAGCAGCAATAATTGCTTTTGAAGGTGTACCCATTCTATAGGAAGTACCTTTAGAATCTTTGTTTATGTAAATCATATAACCTTGACTTCTTAATTTGTCCACCATTGCTTGTGGTGAAGTTAGGTCAAATGTGTTTCTTAATGTTTTCCATGTAAGAGTTTCACCTCTTGTGAACGCATTGATTACTCTTTGCGTTTTTGATAGTTTTTTTCTACCCATAATTATAATCTCCTTTGATTATTAAATTTAAATTAACTAATTTTGTGCCTCGTATAGTCATATCGGCAATTACTTTATGTAATTCTTTACTTATCATCATCTTCTTTTTCTTCATCTTTGATAAGTTCTTTATTTCTTTTACTATGTAAAGTATCTTTATCTTCTTCCATATCTGATTTAAACTCTACATCTATTTCGTCATCACCCTCTGTAACTTCACTAACTATTTCTATGACATCTGCCAAGAGTGGTGAATCAAATCTAGAATAATGTAAAGTTACCCCATCTTCGTTTTCTTTTTTTTCTGGCGACATTATCTGTTCAATAAATCCTTGTATGATATGTGGTAAAGATTCCTGTCTTGATAAAGTTCCTTTAATTACCTCTGATAAAAAACCTACATCTAAAATAAACTGTTCATCATCTATCTCATAACCATTTTCACTTAGAGTGTGTATCATTTGCACCATTACATTCTCAGTCAACAAATCAATCTTAGCAAGTTTTTCTTTCATTTGTAACTGAGAATTATTCTTATCTAATTCTCTATCATACTTCTGTTTAATCCAATTAGAAGTTTTCTTGTCTTGTGTAACAGGGTCAGAACCCCACGGACCGTAAATAACATTGTCCATATTTTTATCTTTTTCATCTGTCATGCTATAATCTTTTTCTCAACTGGCACAATCGCACCAATATAATTTAAATAGTTTTCTTTTATCTCTGGTTTAGCTTCATTGATAACTATGATATTACTTTCTTTAATATTCATTTCTTCATTATCTGCAAAAGGGATAAAAGGTGAAAAGTATAATTTAGTTTCTGCACTACTGCCTGGATTTTGTGCCATTGGTATTAGTACAAAAGGTTTTTTAATCGTTGTAATAGTATCATCTGAAAATGTTACTTCTGCAACTATATCTTCACCTGTAGTTAATCTTAATAATTTTACTTCCATTACTTTATCCTTTTTCTATTGTTAGTTCTTTTCTTTGGTTGATGTGGGCCTGGTGTTTCTGCAAACTTTCTCAACCACCTTTGTTTACCAGCAGCTCTTGCCAGTCTTTTCTTTTCACTTCTCTTAGTAAAAAATTGTCTTTCGTGTATCTCATTTAATCTACCATCATTTAAAACTTTCTTTTTAAACAATCGCATTGCTTTGTTAAAATCATCACCTACTTTTACACTCAACCCTGTAGAATTATCTTCTTTACTAGGTTTTTTCTTAAACTTTTTTTTCTGTTCATTACGAACTTGAAAATTTTGTCTAGGTTTATTCGTGCCTTTCAATCTGGGTACTCCTCATAATAATTTGTATCACGATATATTTGTCTTGTCATTTTATATACCTCTGTCAAAGCATCATACTTGTCTTTTAAACCTTGTTCATTTAGTAATTCAATATTACTCTCTAAAATTTTTAGAGCATCATCTTCGTCAATATCACCAAACATCATTTTCTGGGCGACTACTGACAATATAGTATTGCCGTCATTCATTACGCCGCCTCCAACATTGACATTGGAACTCTGTATGCCCCACCTGTATCTAAATCAACTACAGCATTTTTTTGTAGGACTTTTCTAACCACGCCTGGTGTTTTCTTAGTTTTTTGTACCACATAAACTTTAGTGCCTGGCGTAAATTCTAATTTACCATTCATAACCATTAACTCACGAGCAAAATTCATAACCTCATTTAACCCACGATTATCTAGTTTCTTCATTTCTTTCATTAGTGTTTTATTCATATCTCATACCTCGTTTTTTCATCATATTAAGTAGTATACCAGCGTCAAACATATATTGTCAACCCCTAAAATTGACTTCTATTCAAATATAGTGGGCCTGTCCATTGCATTGGGTATAAACCTTTAAATACATTTCCTCTGGCTCTGTTTAGTGCTGGAGCATTCCAACTAGCAGCTTTCAATACATCACCTTTTTTGAAATGTTTGTAATCTTCTTTAAGTACAAAAGCAGCAACAGAATTTTCCCTTACAACTTTGAAATACTTTCTACCCTCTGTAACTTTGTAATTATCTGGGGTATCTGTACCATAACCTGTTTCGTTATAGTCCTCTATCATTGCTTCAACCATATTTTTAGCACCTTCTTCTAAAGAATTTGCCGGTTTTACTGATTTCATAATTTACCTCTCTTTTCTCAGTTTATGCACCCATTATACAGGCCCCAGACAACCTTTGTCAAGTGTTTAAGTTGTTGATTTTATTAAGAAAAGTAAATTAATTTAGAGTGGTTTGTAGATTGTAACCAATTCTTCCTTACCTTTGACCTTGATTTTGTCTACTTCTACTGATTTTATGGTTTTTAACTGTTTCATGGTATATGACGAATATAGCGTAGTTACGATATTTCCCTTATCATCTTTGTAGTTTCTGGTCGCTGCCTCTAATCTAGCGGCAAGATTTACAGCATCACCTATGACTGAATAATCAAATCTAGTATCACTACCCATATTACCCACAATACAAGTGCCAGTATTGACGCCAGAACCTATGTTGATATCTGGTAGTCCTTTTTCTTTGAAGTCTTTCTTTAATCTTTGTGTTTCTATGGCACATTCTATAGATGTTTTGACTGCCATCTCAGCATGGTTCTCACAATCTAGTGGTGCGTTCCAGAATGCCATGATACAATCACCCATATACTTATCAACTGTACCACCATTTTCCAGAACAATCTTAGTCATACGATTTAGATAGTCGTTGATAACTTCAACCAATCCCTCTGGGTCATCTTTGTTTTTATAGTATTCTGATATTGGTGTAAATCCTACGATATCCATAAACAGAAAACTCATCTCTTTTCTTTCACCACCTAATCTTAATTTACTAGGGTCTTTTTGTAGTTCGGCAACTTGTCTTGGGTCTAGATAAGTTTCAAACTGTTTTCTTATTTGTTGTTTTAATTTAAACTCTAAAATAAATCTATTAAAGATACTATGCATACCAACGATAGTAATTACAATAATTATCCAACTGATGTCAGATAGTATTAGATGTTTATTGAAAAGATGACATGCCACTATCAAACTAGCAACATATAATATTATAATACTTGTTCCTACAAACCAATATGGTGTAAATCTTGCAATCAGTATAACTAGAATACCTAATAAAACTGATGTAACTAATTCAAGAAATAAACTTATATCATAACGATTAATTTGTTTACCATCTATGACAGTTTGTAAAGTAGATGCAGATAATTCATAAGAATATTTTTCACCAACTGGCGTTGCAATAATATTACCTACACCCTCAGCAGTAGGAGCGATAATTACACTACGACCTTCAAACTTTGAGAAATCACTTTCAGATGCAGATATAGTTTCAAACTCTTTGTTCCAATGTAACCAGATTCTGGCGTTTGGGTCTGTATGTATAATAGAATATCCTGGCACTCTTACTGCAATAATTCCACCTTTACCAGATTTGATTTGATAACTTGGAGCTCCTGTTGCAACTCTAATGACTTCTACTGCCATAGTAGGATAAGTTGCTTCTTCTACTATCGGTGATGATTGTCCTAATCTTCTTCCACCACTATATCCTAGAAATCTTTCTATCTTCATTATCAATGGTATTCTTCTCACAACACCATCAATCTCTGGTGCAGTATTAATTACTCCAACACCATCAGCACTTTCACCTAATTTTTTAATTGGGCCTAACATACCTTCCCATTCAAAAAGATACGGCAATGGATTACCTATTTTTGCAACCCCTCTAGGAACTGCATTTCTATCTATCTGTGATGTTCCAACCTGTGCAATCACAACTCCATTGTCTTTGAGTGCTTTTGCAAGTTCATCATCACCACCTAATCTATCTTCCTCTGAAAATAGTATAGGTATCATAATAATACCAGCACCTGCCTGTCTTAAATCATATATGATTTGTGCAAGTACATCTCTTTTCCAAGGCCATTGTCCATACTTTTCAATTGATTTTTCATCAATCGTAACAATACCGATATCTTGTGATACTTCTTTTGGTTCTTGTTGTATGAGAATATCAAATGATTTAAGTCTTAGTATCTCTTTGATATAAGGGTCTTGTAAACCAATAAAGGTTAAGGCGATTAAAGTTATGAACGAGAATGTCCAATGTGTTACAAATTTTTTCATCATATCTATTTATAAGATAATAATAATATACTTATTGTTGTGTTACTGATACAGAACAACCACCAACTGTATTACAAGTTTGTGATAGTGAGTAAGATTGTGGCGTTGTATTACTTTTTTGTGTTACACTTAAATTAGTTCCATACGAACCACTTAAACTTACTGTGCCAGTATGTCCAGCATTTTTTGTCTGTTTCCAATAAACAGTATTGTCATCATTGTAGATGTTTAGTGTGGCAGTTTTATCCTGACTATGTGTTTGTTGTATTTGCACATTATTATCATCTGAATATATATTAACATTTTGAGTATGTTCTGTATTTGAATCATTATTTCTACTTGACAAAGTTATGGTATTTCTATCGCCAGTTACAAGTAGATTCATATAATGACCACCATGTTCTGTGCCATCATATTCCCATGAACCACTTGTTGATATATTATAACCTTGACCCATTTTGATTGTATTATTATTTGCTGTGTAAGCATTAAGTATCATATGGTCTTGTTCACAATCTGAACCTCTAGAACATCTCTGTCTAGCGTCAACTGTATTACTATCATAATCAATTTCTAAATCCATAATTGAGTTATGTGTTTTTTGTATGGCATTTATATCATTATCATCACCATGATTATCTAGATACATTGTGTTATCACTACCTAATTGTTCTGCTGTCATTGTACTAGATGTTTGTCCATCTGAACCATAGTAATGTTTGTATAAACCTATTTTATTATTATCACCTGTTTGTGAAAAATTTATAGTTTGATTGTTACCATACAAAGTTGCATTTGATTGTGCTGTGCTTTTTGTTGATACTCTATTATTTTGACCATCTTGTGTTATGTCAATGTCAACATTACTACCAGCTTGATTTATGTAAATCTCATTTGCTTGTGCAGAAAATGAAAGTAGTAATACTAATAAACTACTGAACTTGATATATGTTGATAGCATTTTCTACTCCTTCTATTTCGTAATCTATAATTTCAAAATCTTGTTGTGTAACATTTAATATGTAACCATATTCCTTATCAAGTCTTAATTCAATAATATTACCAGAAGCATCTTCTCTACTCCAAAACCATTGTGGGTCTTCATCTAGTAAAGTGATACCTGTTTCTGGGTCTTTTCCTAATCTGACATCTGTTGCCTCTTTCTCTTTGTCAAATTCATTTCTCATTAACTTTGCAAACTCTTTGTTGATTTGTTCTAATATATCAACCAAAAAGTTTTGTTCTAAGAAATCTATATCTAATCCTGTTACCCAATTATCTGTTTCTTCTTCCAGATAATCTTTTTC